TTTTCATATTTTCTATTCTTGAAATACCCTTTTGGATTTTTCTTTTCCCACTCATTTGGGTTATAGCATCTTGCTAATAAAGATTTCCATTTCATATAAAAAGGACATCTAATTTGTTTTCCTGTTTCAGTGTATCCAAGAATGGTTGGATCCTCTAAGTCATATATTCCAACCCCACATATTATTCTTTGCTTAGTCATTTAAACTTACACTCAACCATAATCTCAGTAAGAGCAGCAAGAAGATTGATTTCCTGATCTGCTACAAAGGCACTTTGATATTGATACTTAGCAACAACCAAGACAGCAGCAGCAATGCTAGGACCATCTAGTTTGTCATAAAGGGCATCATAGACATTCCTAAGGACAATGCTAGTGTCATTATCAAGGTTTGCTACAACCCACTTGCGAACTTCTGAGAAGTTCTTTTCCTTTAAATATTTGATGAGGTCATTGGTTCTTACATCATCAAAAGAAGCAAGAACAGCAGAATCAATCTTGCCCCCCACTGAGTATCTTTGACACTCATTTAGAACTCTCCTCCAATCTGGAAAATGTTTATTAATTAATTGAGCAAGGACTTTTTGATCATACTCAACCATTTCCTGATCCAGGATTTGTTGGAGTCTTGCAAAGAAGTTTCCTGCAAGTGTTGCCTTTTCCTTTCCTTTGATTGAGAAGTCAACAACTGCACACCTGGAATGGAGAGGTTCAATGATTTTGTTTTTGTAGTTGCAGGTAAAGATAAACCTACAGTTTTTATAGAATGCCTCAATATTAGCCCTAAGAAGGAGTTGTACATCTGAGGTTGTGTTGTCAGCCTCATCAATAATGATGACCTTGTGTTTTGCAGTTGAAGAAAGTGAGACGGTCGAAGCAAAGTTCTTTGCCTGGTTGCGTACCGTATCCAGAAATCTTCCTTCATCAGATCCATTGATGACATAGTAATCTACTCCTAACTCTTGGCATAATGCCTTTGCTACTGTGGTCTTACCACATCCTGCAGGACCAGCAAGAAGTAGATTAGGAACTTCTCCTTTGTCTACAAAGTCCTGAAATGTTTTTTTAGTTGCCTCTGGAAGAATACAGTCCTCAATCTTTTTAGGACGATATTTTTCCACCCAAAGAAATTGTTCGCTCATAATAAATTAATCAAGTTTACAGTGGTTGTGGTCCACCAACAATAATAGCAGAGGGAACCTGTGCCTGTGCAACTTTTGTTGCATGGCATTGGTTGTTTGCCTCTACTATCATTTCAAGGTATCTGTTATCTTTAGGAAGTTTGTACCTGACTTTATACTTCATCCAAAAGTTGAATCTGGTTCTAGAGCAATAAAATAATTTAGGTTATATTTCTCATTAGTAAATTTGGAAATGCACTTCTGAGAAATTACTACATTGTAGGATCCAGGAATGATCTTGATGTTCTCAACCTTGAAGTTGAAAGTAAATTCAGCATCACTTTCACCAACAACAATTGAATATTCATTAGAAGTATCATTTTTCTTGTCACGAACAACAAGACTGATTACACCATTAGCACCAACAGCAGAAAGATCTGGCAGTTGATAAACTGCTGCTGCCTTAAGAAGTTTGTCTAGTTGAGAATGCTCAAGTTGGAAACAAACATCTTGAGTAGGGAGAGAGATTTCTTTTTCTGGAGGAGAAACAATCACCTCAGGATCTGCAAAGAAATATTTGACCTTACGCTTTCCTTCTCTGATGATAAGGTGTGAATCATTATTGAAATCAAGATCAGGATCTTGGTGAAGACCAATGCCATTCAAAAACTGGTTAAGATCATAGATGGCAAAATCTTTAGGGAAGTCTTCATCTACATCTGCCTCAGCAAGAATGTTCTGCATCACAGAAATAGTCCTCAGTTTAGAACCTTGCTTGACCAGAATAGACTGGTTGATAGATGCAAAGTTCTTCAGAATTGAAAGAGTATTGTCAGAAAGTTTCATAGGTGCTCTTAGTTTCATTGTGTAGTCCTGCAAAATGATAAAGGAGAATGCAATAGTGAATTGCTTTTAGGATATCCAATTTGGACTTACCATTCTTCTTACCAAATCTGGAAAGGTATTTGATTGCATTAGATCTTGTAAAGGGTTCAGCATCTCCAATACTTTCAATCAGGTCAAGAGTTTGGGTCTTGGACTGCTCAGAAGTATAGTGTGCTTTGTAAGTGCTGACAAGATACTCTTCAATTTGCTTTAGGGTTTTATCTTCATTATATTTCCAAAATCCATTCTTGTTTGTGTCTTCACTCATATTAATATTGAGGGTGTTTACCATATACTCTAGATCACTATGACCCCAAGGGGGCATACTTGCATCTCCAGCTTCAAGCATAATAAAGTTTAAAGTTTGTCAATCAATATCATACCACTCTGATCAGTCAGAGTCAACCATCATGCTGAATCCCTTTCTCTTTTCAAACTTAATTGTCTGATCAAACTTCTCCAACAAATCATCAACTTTGTGGGAGATGACAAATGTGTTTGAATCCTTTACTACAAACTTAATGATCTTTGTAAAATAATCTGTTCCTGCTTCATCAAGTGAACTGTCAAAGACCTCATCAAGTATGAGTAAGTTTGTGTTGATTGAGTTTTTGATCTTTGCAACCTCTCTCCAAGTAAACAGAAGTGCAAGGTCAATTCTCATTTTCTCACCCTCTGAGAATGAAGAGTATGAGAAGTCTTCATAGATTGGGTTTAAAGCTTTCTCATTAAACTCTTCATCCAAAGTAAAATTAACAGGGAAGTCTAAGATCTCTAGATACTTGTTTAAATTTTTATTGATTACTGGTAAGTACTTTTTGATAATCTTAGACTTTGCCCCATCATCTTTTAGCAATAAGCTAATGAACTCGTAGTTTTGTAGTTCTTCTTTTTTATTTGATATTTCCTCTAGAATAGATTCTAGAGATTGTTGTAGGGAAGCTAACTTGTCATACTCAGTATCTGTGTCTTGATTTCTGGTGGTAAGTTTTTGAATTTCAGATTCAAAATCTTTGATTTGTTTCCTGAGCCCAGAAACTTTAACGTTGTTAAGATTAATCTCATTTGATAATTGAGTTACCTCTCTACTAATTTGCAAAAAGTCATTTTGTTTTTTTCGTTCAACCTCAATAGACTGTGATAGTTCTTGTTGACCTTGTTGTACTTCTTTTGACTTTTCCTCAATGTCTACAATTTTATTTAATCGAAATTCTTCCTCAATATTTTGAGTGCAGGTAGGGCAAACCCTATTGTCTTTGAAGAACTTATGATCTTCTACTAGGTTTAATAGTTTTTGACCTATCTTGATATTGAGGTTTTCTAATTTCTTAAGAAGATTTTCTGAGAAGGAAAGGTCTTCCAGTTCTTTAGTTTTAGATTCTATCTGCAATTGTACAGATTCATTATCTTCCACTATAGAATCAATTTCTGTATTGATTGATTCAATCTTAGATTGTCTAGACTCAATATCCTCAGTCTGCCTTTTCTTAATTTTCTCAATTAAGTCTTGTTGTGATTCTATTTTGTCTTCTGTATTTTCTTTCTTATATCCAGACTCTCTTATTTCATCCTTGAGACCCTTGATTTTGACTTTGGCAACATCATTCATAGAGGAGAATACTTTGATGTCTAGCAGGTCCTCTACAACCTCTCTCCTGTGTTGAGATGATAGTTGCATGAATGGTACAAAGTTTGTTGATCCAAGAATCACTATTTGAGTAAATGATTTATAATTCAACTTCAGAAGAGATTGCTCTAACCACTTCTGTTGATCATTTGATGATGAATCTTGATCTAGAAGTGTATCTTCTCTGTATATCTCAAAGACTGTTGGTTTGATTCCTCTCCTAATCCTGTATGGTTTGCCTGATACTGTAAAGTTAATTTCAACTAAACAGTCCTTTTCATTGACACTATTGATTAGTTGGTTCTTATTAATTTTCCTAAAAGGTTTATTAAACAAAACAAAGGTAAGAGCATCCAAAATGGTACTCTTACCTGCTCCATTATGACCAACAATCAGTGTTGAATTGGTTTTGTCTAAATTAATTTCTGTCCAATAGTTACCAGAAGAGAGGAAGTTTTTATATTTTAGGTTCTGAAACTTGATCATAATCTGGAGGAATTACAATATCATCTGGGGTAATTATAGCATAGTTGTAATCTAAATGATCACATGCCATTATGGCAACTTGAGGATTAACCTCTGTGACTTCCATTTCAGGATAGTCCAATTCTTCTAACATGCAAAGATATCTTTGGGCATCATCTTCATGCTCAAACATAAAGAGGACCTTTTCACCATTCCTATTCTCTACAGCATATGCGCCCTCTTGATCTTCATTGGCGACAGTTAGTATGTACATATTACATCTGAAATGACTCTTGGTAGATTGATTGTATCAATTCTTTAATCCTATGTTTATTTAATCCAATTTCAGATTCATCAACATACCTTTTGAGGAGAGATAAAGTATCCTCTTTCTCAACCATCTCATCAGAGTCAAACTCTTCATTTATTTTTACACTCTCAATGATCTTTAACTCATAGGGTTGGATCTTTATAAGAGAGTCTAAGAATTTGTCAAACTTCTTTTGATTTGTTTTATTCTTTACAACTAGTTTGACTATGCATCCACTGTAAGGTTGCAACTCTTCTTCTATGTTCTCTTCATCATAGTTGCAAATTTTAAACATCTCAAAAGGATTATTGACTGGAGTAATCTTACCAGTCTCAGTATCCCAGATTGTAAATCCTCTGGTATCACCATAATCATTCCAATATAACTGGTATGGATTTCCTAGGTAATAGATTTTCCCATCATCACTTCTTGTGTGATAGTGTCCAGAGAAAACTTGTTTGAACTTATCAAAAGCAGATTTATCTCTACCTGCCTCTTGAACATGTCCTCTATGGGCATAGAATCCAGTCAACTCTAAATGCCCCATGGCAACCTTTGCAGAGGTGTTCTGGACTGCTGCAAGTGTCTTAGATTCACTCTCTGGTGTTATCCAGGGAATGAACAGAACTTCCTTACCACAAACTTCTGCTGTTGTTGGTTCTGAATAGATTTTTATATTCTTATAATTTCCAATCAGAAGTTCTGGACTGTTTAGTTTGTTAGTGTTTTTGTAAAAGATGTCATGATTACCAAGGACCAGATGTACTTGGTACTTTTGCAGGGGATCTAGGATTACTCTTTTTGTCCAATCAATGCTCCAGTAATCTGTTGCTCTTCTATTATCAAAGATGTCCCCTAAGTGAATTACAGTGTCAATTCCAAGTTTCTCTAGAGTTGGAAAGAACACCTCATTGTAAAACTTTTCAAAGTAGTCATGAAATATCTGATTACCCTTTTTAAAATTAAAATGAGTATCAGTTATAATTGCAACCTTCATGAAAATCTATAATTAATACTGTCTTTGATACTATTCATATCTGAAGAATCATAACCCAGTTCTGATGTATCTGCAAAAAATACTTCATCAAACCCAGACTTTTCAATAATCTTTGTCTTTATTTCTAGTTGCTTTTTCTCCTTTGCAATTCTCCTCAGGAAAGCATAGTACACAATCTGAGTAAAGTATGCAAATGGGTTAGTACGATCTGTATCAAAATTGTCTATGTATTGGATACAGTTTTCAATGCCATCACAAATCATGTCATCCTTAAACATGTAGTTGACAAAATTTGGTTTGTAAGATAGATGAGTTGCAATCTTCAAAAAACATTCACCAAGATAATTGCTGATCCTTGGTTTAGGTAGACCCTTTTCCTTGGCAGCATTAACCCTTTTCTTGTGCTCCAGAAGAGCAAGATGAAAGTCTTTATTGCTTACATAGTGTTCTGATCTTTTCTTACCTTTAGACATTACTGCTAACATAAACTAGATTTGTAAGTTTTCACATGGTAACATTATTATAAGGTGTTGACAAGGAGTTGACAAGTTTCCAAACCATGAGTAGGATAACTCTGTCAGGGTTCAAGAGAAATAATATCTAGCTATTTCTATAAACCTTCTCTAGAGTCTTTCTAGCATCATCTACTTTGGATAAGAAACCCATTTTTCTATCTATAGTTACTTTAGATGTAGTTCTATTAAATCTTTCATAAACATTAATAATGTCTTCATCATAGATTTCACTCATTGTGATAACATTTTTAATATCAATGATATACATTTCATCTTCAGGTAATGCCATCCATGGTTCTACTTTGTAACCAACCACCATGCCATTCTTTGCTGTTACTGGTGTAATAATAACAGGATTATCCATAATCAACAAAGTTCTATCCTCCTCTTCTGAGGGAGATACCAAAGCAAAGACTTCTTCTCCAGAGACTAACTTTATTGCTGCATAAAATTCTTGTTCCATTATTTGTTAAAATTTACGGTTATAATTTCATAATCAAAGTTTTCTTCATTGTAGATTTTAATTCTTT